ATACCAAATGAACTGGATACAGCTATAAATAATAAATACTGATACCAATCTGGTAAAGTGTTAAGCACTTCAAATCCTGCTCGTACATGTTCGGTAAGTGACGGAATGAAGACTAAAATTGCGGGAGCTAACAGGACGACTAAAGCAAATTCATCCTTCCAGCTTGAATCTGTATTATCAGCCATAGATTTTTCCCACTCGACCTCGCCAGCTGCAACTCGTTCTGCAACTTTGGCTTTAGCCATGACCGTAGCTACTTTGGCTTTTCCTTCTGCCTTTGTCTTCTCAACCTTGTTGTCCATCCAGCTAGTCGCTAGATTTGCAATAGGTCCAATTATCGCTGCGAACATTTGCAATCCTTTTTGACAAATCTATTATCAACCCAAACTTTACCATAGTATAAAATAAAAAGCCACAGTGTAAAAAGTGCTCCTTCTATATAAGATAAACTATTCCACGCATCTAATATTGTATTTTCCATTTAAATCTCCTATTTTGCAATACTTCTTAAACTTTCCATCACTGAATCAATGCTGGGGATCTTTGAGTTCTTATTCACCACACAACGATACTGCTTTGGGCATCCTACTCTAATATCAGCAAATTCTAACTCATATGTTTTTTGAGCCCCAACGTAAATACAAGCCATCTTATCTTTAAACACTTTCCTCGTTTTTAATCGGCAAGTGGTGTAGACGGGCTCAATTATTTTACCTTGCCATATTTTTTGCTGTTTAGTGTAATCTTTTGCTTCAGCTCTCTTAATCCAAATAGAGGTCAACACTGTAAAGAAACCAATTATAACTAAGAACAAAAGAAACCAACCAATTACTTCTGCAATTTGTTTTCTCAACGCTTGCTGCTTATATATGGTTCGTTGACGCTCTTTCCTGATTTCTCCTTCCATCTGAAGTAATTCATCATAGGCGTTAGGTCCTATGGTTAAATTTAAAAACATCTTTAACTCATAGCGTTGTTCTTCTAATTTTTTCTTAGCCGAATAAGCCTGTAGTGCTGTGGCTTCAATACTTCCTGCACCAAAGACTTTACCAAATATTCCAGGGTTCTTGGCTTGTTTTTCAGCGTTATCTATATCTGATGAGGCTCCCATCCACCTAGTTAAGTCACCAGACATTTGTTCTAAATCACGACCAACAGCAAACCCACTCTTAATTGCAGAGAATGCTTTGCTTGCAACACCTACGGCTATTGATATAGTTACTGGATCCATATCCAGATTATATCACACCTTATTTAGGTTTGTTAGCCCTTGCCTTAGAAGCAGCATTCGTATTTATACGATACACATTCACATCGTTTCTATCGTCAGCAATGCTCTCTTGTAACTTCTGTCGTTCTTGAGCCAATTCATAAGTTTGCTGTATCTTAGCTCCGTCAACTTGAAAGTTCATTTGATCATTCATTGTTTTACGTTGCAATTCAGCTGTATCATTCTCTAACTCTTTCTTCCTTATCTCAACTAAAGGATCTTCTGGAGTTTGTGGTGCTAGTTGCGGTAATAACTCATTTAAAATCTCACCAATTTGTTGAGCTATTGCAGCTTCTATTGCAGCTGGATCTATCTCTGGCACAGGTTCACCTTGCATCTCAGCTTCTTGTGAAGCTTTTTCAAAAAATGTGGTTACTTGATCACGAGCCATTAAACCAACGTGTTCTTGCACATGAGACTGTAACATAATAAAACCTTGTGGATTTGCCTGTGAAGCAGGACTCGCCAAGAAAGGAATATGAGCTCTAACGTGTGCTTCATGATCTTGTTCCGGAAATGGTTGTAAAGGCATACCTTTTAAGGCATTCCCGTTTTCCGTAGCAGGATCCATGGGCTGTGGTTGTGGCTTTTGTGGTAAAATTGCATCAATATTCTTTATATCCAACGCATCATACATTCTTCTATACGCTTCATGGATGTTATGAATTTCTGGTGCTGCTTGTGCAAGCTGTAATTGCGTTTGTGCAAGCGATAATCGTTGTGCCATAGAGAAAATATTAGGGTCTGATACCGGAAGTATGTCCACACGACCATCAAAATCCTTTTGCATAGTCTCTGGAGGCACATTTCCAACAAAATAAGGGTATGGAACCGGATTTTCACTAAAAATCTCCGCTAACATACGAAATTCCTGCTTTTGAGCGTAATGTAGACGCTTATGTATGGCAGAAATGATCTTAGAGCCCTGTTCAATCAGTGCAACAGTCGTTCCAACAGGTGCATTTGAGTTCATATCGGCTACTTTTGCATCTGCAACCTGTGCAAAACGTCTACCTGAATCAACAACCACACCCAAAAGTTGGGCTAACGTAGCTGAAGGCTCTTTATAGGGGAGTGGGATGATTGAGTTCTTGAGATCTCCACCCGGTACATCGATATCTCGAAATTCCCCAGGATTAAGAGGCTCATCATCATTACGAATACGAACACCACGAGCCTTAAAACCCGCTGGAAGATTCGATAACGTACCTGCATCAATCAACTGCCTTAAAATTGAAGTCGCTGCACGGGATAAACCCCCGATGGTGTGTAACAGTCCAAAACCATAGAAACCAAATCCTGGTAAAAATTTGAAATGCGTAAAATAATGTCTTTTTCTTTTTAATGGGTCTTCTTCTCTAAAGTTTCTAGAAATTGATAACACTTCTCCAGAAGATTGATCAAGGGTAATAATATAAGGAAGCATAATCCCCGAAGGATTGCCCTCCATATCCATATCTTCAAAACCTTCAAGATCCAAGTCCATGTGGCATTCCAACAAGGTATAAGAGTCATCAGAATAGTTTGGGCGTAATCCCAACAACTCATCAGCACGTTCTTGAATAGATCCTTGATCTTCGTCATAGTCTGAACTAGATAATTCAACATCTTTATATACTCCTGATACTTGTAACTTGCGAATGTCATTATATGACATTCTAACAACATGTGTCACCCTCTCTGCCGTTCTTAAATCAGAAGCCGAGTATGGAACAACCATATCTTCGGCAGGTACAAACTTGGAAACGGCTCTCTGCTTAGTCTCGTCAAAGTAAACTTTTTTAAACGTAGAACCTGTTAATGGTAAATAAAATAACATTTGATCAGTGTCTGGATCATACTCTTCCATAATCTCCGTTATCTGATAATTCATAAAATCTTCTACACGTTGAGCTTGTGCTTCAGTCTCTTGTGTTGGAGTTCCCAATACTTGTGTTTTTACAGGTCCTCCACTTGGTAACATCTCTTTATATGATTGTGCTTGAAACTGTGTGACGGCTTCGGATAATAAAGGATGTGTTACACCACTTGCACCTAAGAAAGGTTCACTTCGATCTTCGTAATTAATTCCAAGTAGACCTAATCCTTTAGATATAGCCTCTTCCCAATCTTCTCTGGACTCTAAATCCTCACGAAATTTAGCTTGAATATCTGATGATAGTTCTCCCAGAACTGACTCGTCAAGAACCTCTGCGAGATTGGCATCATGTCTATATTCTTCTGTTTCAACTTCAACTGCCTCTTCATCTGCTAGTTCAATACCTTCTGGTAACTCATCTATTGTTTCTGGCAATTCAATTTCAAGACTATCTTCTTCGGGCATCATCTGACCCCCTGCTCCCATTGACTCTTCTACCATACCTGCTATTTGTCTTGGTTCTATTGCCATTAACTTACCTTTCTAAACTTCTCAAATATACCACCTTTTTTATATTGAGCAATTGCTTTACCTTTAAAGTCTTTATTAAATATTAATTTAGTAACGGGTCTCTTTGAAGGATACACATTACCAGACTTACCTTCATATTTCATAGGATAGTCTGTGTCAATAGTTGCTCCTGTTTCTTTAGCTATTTCTTCTAATACTTTTTTAGGTATCGCTTCATATTTATTTAAACCAAAAGTTTTTGCCGTTCCACCTCTTCCTCCAGGAACCTCAAACTGATCTAATCTATGAGGTATTATAATTCCATCTAAACCTTTTTCTCCTGTTTCAGGATTGGGCATTTCATTCATAGCATAATGTATTAAATTTCTATAGCTAAATCTGTCTGCTGAAGAGCTTTCTCC